TTATAAACATCTGGATTTACAAAATCAGCAAAACGAGAGAAGAAATTTGACATAGCATCTATAACAGTAACCTGCCCATAGGTGTACATCACATCTTCCTCAGGAATGTCTGATTCCTCCGCAAAGCCCTTAATGTTCTTTTGATTGTAATACCAATTCCTTAAAACATCTCCATATGTTGGTAAGGAAATGTTGAAGTTTTTATCACGGCCTCTAATCAATTTGACTTTCTTTAAGGCCGCATTTAACAACATTTCATAGACATCTTCATGTCCTGCAGTTAAATCAATAAAACTCTTAATACGAGTCAATTGATCCTTAATAACTATTGCCTTCTTTAAGCCAACATAATCACTTTGAATTTTACCAATAAGTTTTTGCTTATTATGATAAACAATCCAAGCAGGGGTTGGTAAATTATGTTTAGCAAAAGTGTCTCTATCTTGTTGGTTTGGCCGACGACCAAATTTAGATAAAAATTCAATTTTCTCTAAAGGACCAGCAGCTTCCTCTCTAAGGTCAACACCCCACTTCTTAAAAGTGGTTTGAATGTTTGGGAAGGTCCAATTAGGATGCACATCTTTATCCCATGAGATAATATTGTCATCCCCATAACAAGACAAGGTGCAAAAATGTCTAAATTCATGTGCAGTATGCCCGGTCAACTCTTTCCAAGCTCTGAGGTACAATGACACCAAGCCCAAAGAGTTATCCATAGAAGTTGAACTATGGCCAGTACTCAAACCAGTACCTTTCTTGTAAGCAGCACCCCTGCTAGTAAGAACAAGAACACCATTTTCAACTTCCCAATAAGCATTATCAATAAGTTCACAAATATTTTTGTAATCTCTATGAAATTCAAAGCCCTTTTTACGAACTTTCTTGATAATATCAAGTGTTTTGCCACTCAACGTTGAATCAAAAGCTGAACAGTCCCCAGCAAAATGCAAATCCCTACGGGCATGCTCCTGGTAAATTTTAGACATTGATCCACCATTGAGAGGCATTCCTACTTTGATGGGAGTTGTTTCCCACTTGAAGTTATGGT